GTGTTCGATTAGTGAGAACTAACTAATGAAGCAGAAAAAGAGCGCTCCTCGAGAGCGCCCTCTTCTAATCAGATTCTAAGCCTGCGTCCCATCTGCATAATACCATTTACCATCATACCACCAAATAGGCTTGTGCGTATCCGTTTCAAACAGACACACACCCGGCAGCAAATCTTCATCTGGTCTACTAGTATGTGTACACACATAGCCAGTTCCCGTAAAGTTATTCACAGGACATAAAAGCCTACTCCTCTTCCACGCAGATTTTGTACTATCCCTTGTTCTAACAACAATTCGGCCGTCCTGCTTAAAGAGTAATTGCACATTAACATCATTAATATTAAGCTGCAACCCAGACATAGGCCCACCATAAATACCGTCAATTGTCCCGCTCAAATGAACCGGAACAACGTCAACATTAGTTAATATACTTTCAGTCGACACAAAAGAAGTTGGCATAGATGACATTTTAGCTTCCGGGTAGGTAGTAGCATACCCATTAGACTGTAGCTCACCAAAATGTTTATTCACGAGCTGGCGGTGTTTTTCTACGTCTGATTCATAGTTCAGTTCTGTATAAGAAAACTTAATCTCTCTCACTGGGTTGTACATATCATTAATACCATAAAAGCTCACATACACATCTTCTGTGGCAATATCGATAATCTGGTGCTCATACGAATTTCTGAACCAATCTTCATAGTCCCATGCATAAGTATTAAAGAAACTGATTCCTCTACAATGTCTGAAATTAGCAAACATTGTAGAAAGTCCTGCTTTATACTGACTGCGGCAGTTTACATAAGTATGTCCGCCGAAAGCCGCATCTCTGAAATTGCTCACCCAGTAATCAATGAATGTCATACAAGACATACACCAGATATTCTCTAAATAGATATCATTAATCCAACAATCATCAGTGTTATGATACAGCAAATAGCGAATTGCATATGCAAACTTACCGTTCATCTGCACGTTACTAATCTGCACACCTGAAACATGATATCCGTTCATGTTTTCAACGTAACCGTAACCGCTAGTGAGACAGATTCCTACAGGATTATTAACATTATCCTCCTGATTAATAATTTCGATATTATTAATCTTAATCTTGCTCGGCTCTTGCCCTCTGTTGGCGGGAAATTTATCACTGTCCAGGGAAAGAACAAAAGCGGCATTAGACTCAATAATCATATCACTGATTTTAGTGTCTACATTAACATAGATAGTATTATTGGTCACATAATGGCCACCTGTGATGTTCCCTTTGAGTACTATTAAACTGCCAAACCGATATTTTCCATGGCACACAAGCTTCATGCCCATTGCAGTAGCCTGCTCCATTGCTTCGTTGAAAGCGGCCACATCATCTGCACTCCCGTCCCCAACCGCTCCAAACTGCTCCGGTGTCAGATACGGTACATACTTAGCGAGCATTTCATTGAGCGCCCCAGACTCCACAATCTCATCAATCTTTTGATTAATTTCGTCCTGCACATTCAAGTTTTCAAAGTAGTTCGTGATATACTCGATAGTTTCCTTCCATTCTTTCTGCATGATATCCCAATCTTGTAAAGCTTCCTCCATTTTCTTTACAAACCAGGACATATCTACGTCATGGTATCCACAACAATTACACGCCATAAATGCACCTCCTGTTATATACTGCAATCGTGAACTCATCTTCAAATCTCCCTGCGATATACTTGTAGATATCCCACTGCGCTACCCTTCTTTCCTCTTCTAGCATCTGCTGGCTGGTAGTAACTCCAATATTGCCGTGTGTGCGCTCCGTATGCTCGAATTTCTCTTTCCTATTTGATTCCGCAGAACTCATGGTGTTCTGTTTACCCTTATCGGTACTCGTTCCCTGGCTCCTCGGCTGGTATGATGAAGAGTCGAAAGAAGAGGTCTTCTGTTCGTTCGTATTGGTAGCGTCAATATTCTGTTCTGAATTACTTTCTCCTGTCTCGTCAACTGTACGATTTTCCGTGAAATCCTGCATTCGATCGTAGTTCTCTATAGGATTATATTCAGCGTTAATGGTATACCATAAACGCTCAAACTGTTTCTTGTTCGCCTGGAACCAGCGACTGATAAGCCTTTGCAATAATTCAGGGTTGGCATACCTGGCTTCATTCTCCCCACAATATTGAAAGATATAGTCTATCATGATATCCTTGTCCATACCTTCTGGCAACTCAATAGAATTATTAAGCATTTCCGGGTATACCTGGTATAATCCCCAGATTGTCAGTATTGGTGTTATCATTCTCCCTCACCTCCCTAATGGCTTCAGACCAGTCCACGCTGATATAGCGTGTACCGAAGATCTCTTGCACCTTATCACAATACTTATTCAACCTCTTCATGACACTCTCTGTCCAAACATCTGTTTCGGCGTTGTTAGCGTTGACTTCATCTTTCACCAACCGCTCTCGCTTATCGGTATTAGCGTTGGGAATACCGAAATCTGTACAGAACATATTAACAATCTTCCGCATATCAATCAGCATATCCGGTGTAATATAGTTGCTCTTGGTAGAGGGATTAAAAGCGTTCCACTCTGCGTTCTGCTGTGTCTTCATGAACACAGCGGGCTCGCCAGCCTGAATAGTATCGAACATCTTCTTCATGTTCTCGGCTACCTTCTTATCAGGTACAGCGTATACGGTGGGGTTCTTTGAGTTGATAATATTAACCTTGATAGCTACGTGCATTTCCGCTAACAACTCCGCATAAGCTATAACCTTATCCCACACGCCCAAGTAATCAGGGGTGAGCGAGAAGATTACGCAATCCACATTAATTCGCCGTTTTACGTTATTGAAAAACTGATTGTTAAATGTCACAAACTCTGGCCTAAGCGCCAGGTTCACACCGCTGTACGCACCCCATTGTGCAATAAAGCCGTGTCTAACGTCCCAGAATACAGGAATGTTTCCTGCGATAAACAAGTTGTACTTGAAATAATCGTCTAGCCCATATTCCCACTCTTCCGGGAAATCGAAGTCAAAGACAGACATAACTTTCAAGAGTAGATACCTAGCATAATATCCGACATAAGTATTGCAGATATTACAGCTCGGGATAAATCCAGTCTGATAGAAAGCCTGCGTCACTGGTACATTAGTGTAGAAAGGATACATTGTATTACAATTAGTTTGCATAGAATCCCCCATTCATAAATCTATTAATTTCGTCAATCTCTTCTCTGTAGGCCCCAGGTGGCTCCACTTCTGCCGCTATACATTCTACATAACCCTCATGACTATTAATAGCTTCAAATCTGCACACAGGTCGACCGTTACGGTTAGGCGCCAGAGGAACGGTGTCATATGTCCAGCACTCCAATTCTATATAGTTATTCCACATCACGGAACCTAGTGAACCGTTCTGGCCCTTAACAGAAGGGTCTGGCGTGATGGCATCAATAGCGCTTACGGCTTCAGCAACCATGTTTCCGGGGTTGAGCTTGAATATACTACCAACGGCATTGGCTATGCTTTCCGCAAAGCCCTGCACATCTGAGCGTAACTGCGCTAATGCAATCGGTGCACCAAACTGAAAAGAAATCCTGGTTAGTGACATTGTATCATCTCCGCTGTTCCAAAGACGTACATCTGTGTTAGCCAAACCGCTCACCAAATCGAGGGTTGTAGATATGTGAAGCTCACTGTATTTATACAGCTTCTCCGGCGGTAAATCATAATAGGCGTTGCCAACCCAGAGCCTATACTGCGTCCATGGGGCCAAGTCTCTGAAGTCCTTATGCGGCTTGGTTATCGTAAATGTATGGTTTAGGCTAGCATCGTTGTAGTTGTAAGGGCCTATGATTTTCGGGAATATCCCGTCAGCCTGGAACCAGCCAAAGTCTAGCGAACCGTCTTCAAAGTTCGCCAGAGCAACAGGATAAGGGATGTATACACAGCTCACGACAAAGTCCATAGGATTAAAAAAAGCCTTTACAATATCATCTGAAATCATGCTACCGTAGTTGCCCTGATTGAACAGATAGTCGTTGAATAGAGCCATCTGCGCAAAGTCCATACCATAGTAAGTAACAGGAATACCACTGTATCCGGCGTTCTTGCCCACGATTCCCAAAACAAAGATACCTTGTTTATAATCGCCTGCCACGTCTGCTAACGGGTATCCCTGATAACTAGCTCTTCTCCTCCCTGCTTTCGCAGGAAAGAAAGCATCAGGTATGGATTCATCATATCCAGTAGCCGCCCTAGCAATATACTGGTTAGAGCTTAAGATACTACTCCGAAAGCTCCCCATGGAGTCTACCCTCCCCTCCACCCGGAAAGTCTGGTTCCCAAGGTAAGTAACATCAGAGATAAAGTAGTATCTCTTCCACTGCTCTATGTAGAAGTAATTATACTTCGCTATATTTGGGTTGTTCGTTTCCAGAATTGGCTGTAGTACCGAACAAGTCTCTTTCAGCACGCAACGCAACTGTAGTCCTCCATCAGATGGTACTTTTGTTTCGTTCGGCGTTTTCGCAAAATTATAGAAAGTAACATACATATAGAGTTGGGGACAGCCGTAGCCGTCCCCTCACCTCCTTTCTATTCCAGAGTAAATACAATAGCCTTCTCGGTGAAATCATTGTAGTAACGGTCACTGAATGATACCCCATTATTGGTGTATGCGCCCTTACCGTTGTACGGTGTAGTCCAACCCCGGTTAATAATAGTTGTGTATCCAGCGGCTTCCCTGTCGAATATGATACCGAGCACGTTCTCATTTTCCACCGCTTTAGACTGTACTGCTCCGGTTGCGTCCGTGTAAGCGGCTGTGACATTAATACTCTGTGTATCCTCGATACTCTGCCAGAAGTTCACCTCTTCATAGTTACCGATATTCATGTAGTTCTCATGGAAGATATCTCCGTATACCATTGTCTTAGCTTTCTCGAAGAACGGTGTATACAGATACATCATCACATCTTCCCGGGGAGTATGCCTGGTGATAGGCTTCCCGGTTACGTTAATCTGGAATTTCTGACTGCGCTCGCTCATCAGCTTGAGATAGATTTTGACAGTTGACACGAAAAATTTAAGGAAGTCCGAGAAGTTCTCTGACTTCATAACATCTGCTTTCGTGAGTGATGTTCCGTTCTCTGTGTTGTAGAGAGTCAGAACCTTAATAACTCCACCTTCTGCATTTCCAGCGATAACACCTGCAATCAGGTTCAGAATAGTAGACCTTGCTAAGGCTTCATGCGCCTGTTCTCGCTGGTCTGCCTTGTTCTGATACATTCCAGCCATGAAGGACTGAAAAGCGTATGGGTTGCTGAACGCAATGTTAAGCTGATAGTCAAAAATCGTCCACTCCTGCTCCCATGTTGCCTGTCCGTAGAAATTGGTCTGTAAGATAGGGGTTTTAATGACTTTGTACATATCTACAGACTGTCCCTCAGTTAAATCCCATGCCGGGTTATTTTCCATAGGCGTATCTACGTAATTCAGCTTTCTAACGGCGTTGCCCCATTCCATCTGTGAGCGCTCAAGTCCCCTGAATTTCCTGGTATATGGACGCATGGAAATAATGTCCTGCCGTGTAAACATCTGGCTAATAGCTTCCAAGAGTACGTCCGGGGCTGTTTTCAGGGCTGTCTGAGCAACGCTGATGAAAGAACTAGTATCTACCACAGCTACCGGGTTGAGTTTCGCCTGTCCTAAGATACTGTTTAACAGCGTGCTAATCTGGACAATGTTTAAATCTCCTCCTGCCATTATTTTTTACCTCCTTCTGTCTGTACTGGGCCATTGGCTCCAATCATGTCTGCCACTACGTTGTGAACATCATACATATTCATGTTGTTCGGGTTGGCGTAGTTCTGAAGCATTACTCCTTGCAAGGGGTCTGTGTTCTGCTGGGTTGGCAGAACTGGCTGGTACTGCTGAGCTTGCGCTACCTGTGGCTGTGGTGTCTGCTGTGGATAAACAACTACCTGCGGCTGTGGGCTTTGTACCTGCTGGGCCGGTAGAACTGGCTGGTACTGCTGAGCTTGCGCTACCTGCGGCTGTGGTGTCTGCTGTGGATAAACAACTACCTGCGGCTGTGGGCTTTGTACCTGCTGTACCTGCTGTGGGTAGTGCACTACTTGCGGTTGTACCTGCTGTATCTGCTGTGGATATTGTACCTGCTGTGGTACTGGTGCCACTTGAGGTTGTGGCTGGACCATCTGCTGAATCTGCTGGGCTGTGAACCCTGCCTTAGATAAGGCTATAATAGCGTCCAAATTCATCTTTTCTTCTCCTTTTCTGTTTTGTGAAAAAAGCATATTGCTGGTTGGCTGTGATATACCATTCAGGAATTGGTTTTCCTGGGCCAACTGGTGGAATAGGCCCTACACTCTGTAAGTAATTATACCACTCTCGGGCCTGTCTACGGCGGGTGTCTTCCACCTCTACGCCCGCTCGCTCGAAATTGTGAAGCCAGATGCTGGCGCAGTCTTCTGGGGATAGGTTAGTAGTCTTATACTCCTCTAGTGACTGCGGCCACTGGCTGGTTGGAATCCATTGGCCAGGTGGGAGTCCCTGGTCGATAGCTGTATCTTGCGCATATCCATCGTCCCTGTCATAGCCGTTAGAGTCTAACCAACTCGTAATATTAGTCGCAGGAGTCCATTGCACTAGACCATATCCCAGGCTATAATCACCTTCATCAAGGTTCTGCCATATCCCTGGGTTAATGTTAGACTCTGTCTGCTCGTTACCTAGCAGACCAGCTATAGCGTTAAGGCTCCAACCCTTGCCTGTTAGGTCGGCGTACTGAACAACAGCGTTGTTCTGCATCTCCTCCATTGTCAGGTATCGGTTGCCCTTAATCCATTCATATGTTACGCTCCCGCCTAACCTATAGCACTTATCCCATGTAGAGGGGTTACTATCATAGTCGTTAATGCTGACTTGATTAGCCAGCGGATATCGGTTTGTATGAGCGCCCATTGTGCGGCGGCCCTCATATACCATTTCTGTATGCTGTCCATATGAATTATTCCTTACCAGGATATCGCCAGGTAACCATGGGTCACTGACAGGTATGTCTTGCGCACCTAATCCCAATAGGACTGAACCCATCGTGAATGTAGTGAAAGCATTATTATTCGGTGCATAACCCGGTGTGCTCCAACCTCCTGCCAAGATAGCGTAGTTGATGAAACTTGAACAATCATAATATGTTATGCCGTTCACTGTCTGCTGGTTCCGATATGCCTGGGAATATCCCACATTAGGGTTATTACACGTATTTATGGCCCATTGGTATGCTAGAGTTAAGTTCGGCATTACGCTTTCTGTTCCTCTCCACATGTGGCCTGTATTAAGCGGATATGCCACGGCGCTCTGTTTTCGAAGGTGTAGCACGGCATATCTTTCCCAAAACAGTCCTTGTAAATTCTGTTAAGAATAGTTATCTGATCGGGGTGACTTAGGTAGTGTACCTTTTTTCCGTCAAACCAATAGACTTTTCCAGTGTCTTTTACGGTGTACATACAATTCATTTTCTTCACCCCCCTTACGTCAACTGGTTCCTCCAACCGTTTTTTCAGTTCGCCTATGAAATACTCTACACAAGCGTCACCGTCCCCATGTAATTCACAAGACCTATGCGGACATGCTGTAGAAGAAAACTGCTTATGTATGCGGACAGTATTCTTATCTGGCGTCCATCCGTAGAGTTTAAACCACTCTGCTACCAGGTCAAGTGCATTCTGTTCATTCTCCCGGAAAATGTTTTCGTCCCCCATGCTTTGGCAGATTTCTATCGACAGGAAATTGGCGTTTCCGTAGCTGTTACCGCAATGCCAGGCTTTGTTTGTTAAGTCCTCTGCCATAAGCACCCCATCTTCTGCCACATAAGCGTGAGCGAAGCCGCTTTCCGGGTCATGGTTCGGAAGCCAGCCCTCATAGAAGCTTATAGTTGCCTGACCGCTACCTGCATCATTATGGAAGCAGACTCCCAAAGGATTTCCGGAACGCCGCCCAGCTACTCCATTAAAAATGCTCATGCTTCCACTTCCTTTTCCTCTGCTTCGGTCTGCATTTCCCGGATTAGGTCTTCCGGGGTTACTGGTGTAATATCAGACATTTTTCTCACCCCCTATAGAGTCTGATAACTTTGTCAGCGCTACAGTTAGGTCATTAATTGCGCTGGTAAACTGGCTGGTTTCCTGCTTGTGATTCTCCTGTTCACGGTAAAACAGATAAGCGAGTACACCGCAGGCCACAATCGGGAAGCCAACGCTACTAACGAGTTGCGTAATCGCAGAAACGTCCATAATATCACCGCCTTTCTAAACGTTTCACGTGAAACACCATGGCGAGCAGGAAGTGGCTTTCCAGGGTGTTTCACGTGAAACATTTAGCGTATGAGGGCGGTTCAGGTGGTGTGCTCCGTCCCGACTGGTTCCGCCAGTCTACACCGTGGGACATACCGCCCTCTGTCTATTATATTACATCAAGCGACAATATCAGTCAAGAGTTTTTTCGCTCTGTATGTCTCAAAAAATAATCGGTTCTCCATGTACGCCCCGTACATCTCTCGCCCGTGGTTCTGCGCAAATTGTAGGTGACCGTGGTCGCTGTCGGCATAGGATTCTTTCACTTTCATAGGGCATACGGAAATATAATATTCTGCCCGTGACTTGTGCATATAGATATAGTAATCTCCGATACTCCACATTGGGACATATTCTTTTATGTTCAACGAACGCACGTTTGTAAAATCGTCATAGGCGAACTTGTTCTCAAAAGCCATGGCGTTATATTTCAAGCCCTTTGTAAACCTATATAATACAGTATTGCGCTTCGCTTCCTCAAACTCGTTATTCTCCAGAAGCGAGAAAGTGTACCCCCTTTTACCGTCAATACGGAAGCGCTTGCCCTTGTTAATCATTTTTTCTACCGCTTCCGTAAGTTCCAGGTCTAGCATAATGGGACAATCAATATCGTTGGCGTTTGCCAGACAAAACATCTGTAAGGGCTGTCCGCCATTAAACTCTCTGTTACGGTTAATCGTTTCGTAAGCATCCATAAGCATTCGACCTTCGTCTTTCTTGCACATTTCCCCCGGTAACGGGATGAATTCATCAAAAACTAAGTAGTCAATGTCACTCGCATCAAAGCCACGGATATTAGAAAGCGTGTTCATGGCGCAACCGTAACCAATATGCTTATTGTTATGGAAGAAGGCATAGAGGTCTTTAGAAATTTTTTCTATTTCCACATGCATTCCCGTATCTCGTTCAATGGATTTGAAAGGTGACAAGGAAACACGGACTTTGGTTTCGTCTTCCATTTCAAACTCTTTCTCTTCGCAGACCTGTTTTAACTGGGTCTGTGAACGGCGCATAAAAATGAACTTGCGGTCATTTTCCAGCATATCCTTCAGTGCACCGTATGTCTTTCCGGTTCCACGGCCGCCAACCACGAAATTAAAGGCCATATTATATTTATATAAGGAAGTAATACTAAAATAGTTCTTTGCGTCAAATTTCTTCATATATTTATCTCCTATATAGAAAATGTTTCACGTGAAACATTAATAGAGGGAAGGCTAACGCCTTCCCCGTCCTGCTTTCTTGCCCTCGTTTGCCTTTACATAGTCATATTCATCCATAATAAGGTCTTCCACTTCCTTGCGTATATGCTTATCTAATGCAAAAACCTGGTCATAATACTCACCGTTTTTCCCTTTTTGTGAGGGCCAGCTTACAAAATCGCTGTTTTTTCCTTCCACAATCTTAAATCCTTTAATTACAATGCCCTCGATTTCAATGCTTGCGTTCGCCCGCAGATTGCTATTACTTTTTACTGGATATACTGTAGCTTTCATCACTTATTCCTCTACTTTCTTCGCTTTCTCCATAAATTCTTCCATAGTCATTTCCATGGAATAGGTTTCTTCTACCACTTCAATCTCCGGTAAAACCTTCTTTGCGGCGTTTAATTCCCGTTCTGTTACGAGCTTGCCGTTTACGTTGTAAAATGTTCTTGTGATTTTCATTGTTTTCACCACCTTTCGTATATGATAAATTATATCATAGTTCGTTTAAATAATCAACCGAAAACGGCATGTTCTCTAAAAATTCGTCAGTGACGCCTAGCTCATAAGTGCCGTTCTCCATATGCACGCCTGCCCCAGTAAGAAAGGTACAGCCGTCTACTGTAATATACCGGGGCTGTTTCCAGTCATTGTACCGGACAGTGCGGCGGCCGCAATCCGGCAGGAATATCTTTCCTAAACGGAAATCGGATAAACTGGATAATTGCCCCGCTCCCTTCTTCTTATCTACTCCGGCTAGAGTTAAGTGCAGTTCTCCGCCCTGGATATATGCATACTTCTTTGCGCCCCATGTTCGGAAATATTCATAGCTTTTTTCCTGTTCAGCCACGCCCATATAGTGCCGTACGCCTTTTCTATCGTCCGCATACGCTCCATATTGTTCGGCTAGAGTCAGTACCTTCTTATTATATATCGCTACTTCTCCCGATATATCCACTCCCCATACTTTTGTGCTGTCCGTGTCGTTGTAGACGTTGCTCTCCCCGGCTATGTGTATCATGTCACGCAAATTATGTCGTGCGTGGGCTGTCGTATAGATACCCACTACGTAAGGCAGGAAATTATTACGGTTATTGCTATAGTCTTTCAGGGCTTTAGCAATATCTGGCTTTTCTTCCTTCCAATCGCCGTCACTTCCTATATAATAGGTAGAATGTATGGGATTTGTAAAGGCCATGCCGAAAATACCGTTTAATTTATTCTTATCTTTAGCGTATAAGTATTCATCAACTCCCTTCAGACTTGTTTTGTGTTCATAATACAAGGTTATCTCTTCTCGTATTTCTTTCGGCAAAAGCCCTCTATCTGCTATATGCAAATCGCTTATGGCGCATTCGTCCCAGTCATACTCCGTCTGTATTGTGTCATAGTCTAGTTCTGTAAGCGTCATACCTATAACGGGACTCGATAGTACACGCCCGTTATAGATTGTAGTCTTCTTTGCGTTGTAGCTGTAGCACTTGCTAAAAGAGATATATGGGTTCGTTACCCCGTGTTTTATCCGTAAATTTTTAAAATAAATGCGGAAAAGACAGCACTTTTTACTTAAATAAAGTTTCAAATCGTTTTCCGTTTTCACGTGACTTACTTTCGTAAATCGAGTAACGGGATAATACTTACAGCACATGCAGAAGGGGTATGAACTGGAAAAGTCATAGTTATCTACGTTCTCTAGTATCTGCCCGGCATAATACCTGTTTGCGTGCGTGTCACCGCCCCGGCTAGCTTCTAAGATAAGCTCGTAAACAAGTGGTGTCATGGCGCACTTTTTAAACCATTGCCAGTTTTTTGGATTCTTCTTCATAGCATTTCGACAGTCCCTGCGGACATAGCCTGTTGAGGTCAAGGGGATGCTTGCTAGCGTATCTTCTTCCAGAAGTTTGCAGATTCCCTCATGCAGTCCTACTACATCACAGAATGTATACCATAATTCCAGTTCTGTAAGTGGAGTGGCGGGAGTACGTAGTTTCGCATAGTCAAAATACTCCGTTGCTTTTGTATGTATCGCCCCTGTGTACTTGCAAAACTTGTCAAGGCTCATATTACTTAACTTGTATGAGCAACGGAACTCTATACCGCCGCTTGCGGCCTTTAGTACTTTTCGCTTATCTGTAGCAAAAGTAGAGGAGAAAGACTCAATCAAGCGTAAAAACTGGTATTCAAAAGACAGATTATGCACGTAGCAGACAATTCTATGTTCATCATCCGCACCGAACATCTGTTCGATTTTATGCTTGAACTCCAGCCAGTCAAACCAGGTACGCCCATGCACGGCGTAACGCCAGGAACCATCAGAGCTTCCTACGCAAGCTTGCCAAATATACATATAGCCTATGTATTCTTCTTTGTAGATAGTAGACGTGGATTCAATGTCGAAAGTCATGAATGCATCAAAATATTCGACTTTCTTCCGCCCTGTATAGGTCTTTCCAGCTATTAAGCTTTGATATGGAAAATCATCTACATTGTAGTAGCGTTCCTGTCCGTAGTGCCTGAATATATACATAATTAGCCCTTCAATCTCTCTTTTTCTATGTAAGATAATCCGACTTTATTATAGAGGTTATCCCAGGAGTCAATCTCGCCTTTTTCAAAGTCTTTCAGCGCTGTCATAATATCGTCATATCCTACTTTGTTTTCGCTGGAGAAGTCGTAAAACTCTATCAGCTCTTCGCTAGAATAGCCCATATTCTTTAAGTGCTTTACAGCGGCGCTTGACATATATTTCCAGAAAAGGTCTGGCGATTTCTGGAAAGACGGTAAATTTGAAAACTGCTTAGAGGTTTCACGCTCAAAAGCCCTTATACCGCCTACAGTACTTGTTTTTGCGTTCAGGAACCAACGTAGTTCGTTTAATTCCTCACGCAATGTAAACAAGTCCATTTGTCTAGTCCCCTCGTAAAAACGAGTGCGCTCTGTCGGCTGTAAATAGCCGCTCATTGTGGTGCTATAGACGTAAGCGTCTGTATAACCGGAACGCTCGATTTCTCTAAGTCGCTGGTTCGCTCTTTTTGCAAGACGGCGGCGGAGTTTGTTTAGTTCTGTCAGATTGTAACTACTTGCTTTCCTCATGTCTATTATGGGGATTTCCACTTCTTTACGCTTAAAAGCGTATTTTGCTAAATGTCCTACTGGCATTTTCATTCGTCCTTTCCATCATAAATATAGAGGGCGATAATAATTATCGCCCACATGATAATTGTCGTTAGTACTTCTCCGTTCATTTTTCACCTTATACCGTATCTTCTTTTAATTTCTGCTACAGCTTCTTCTACTTCTTCTATCGTGCAGTCCCAAATATATGTATATTTAGGGCAATAGCGTGTAGAAGTGTTTGTGTGTATTCTCACTGTAAGCCCCACGCCGAACCTACCATTATAATAGGCGAGATACTCATGAGTCTTACGGACATAACCGCTACTCATGGCCTTACGTACTTCAGGCTTGCCGAAGAGTTCGGTAAGACGATTTACAATAATCTTTGCATAGCCTGCGTCTAGTAAACCGAATGCTTTTTCTCCTTTTGTTAATAACATATTTCTTCCTCACTTTCTCCCCGTCACGCCGATAGGTCAGCGATTATTCAGCTTCTTAATTTCTATATTTAGTATAACATACTTTCTCTATATTTCAACTATAGAATTGCATTTATTATGTTTTTTGTATACAATATAACACTGTTATATTATTCGAACATATGTTCCGAACATTTGTTTTTGTATACAATATAACAATGTTATATTAATCGAACATATGTTCCGAACATTTGTTTTTGTATACAATATAGCAATGTTATATTAATCGAACATATGTTCCGAACATTTGTTTACTTTCCCCTACCGAACAGAATCGA